ATTGAATCTTTTGGATCATTCTTTGGCTTCACAAGCAAATCAGCTCGTTTTTCAAGTTTTCTAAATAAAAATTCTTCGAAATTCATAGTGGTATTTATTCAAACCTTTGGCAAATTATTTGGTTGCTCGAGTGGTTTAATCATGTTACAATAGAAGAGTCATTTTTTTGAATAAATAAAAGATTATGTCTGCAAGCACCTTAGTATTAAATTCAGATGGGATACCAGTTAGCATGTTACCGCTAAGCCTGATCTCTTGGCAGGATTCTGTCAAGTATATGGTTTTAGAAAAAGCACATGTATTAGAATGGTATGATGATTGGGTTATTCACAGTGTAAACTGGAGTACCCGTGTTCCTGCTGTAATTATGCTTAAAGAATACATGAAAAAGAAGATAATTGTTCGCTTCAGCAAACAAAATGTATTCTTACGAGATGGTTACCACTGTACTTACTGTGGTGTCGCAGTCACACGACGAAATGCTTCATTGGATCACGTAGTTCCGTCTAGTTTAGGTGGAAAAACTACATTTGAGAACAGCACCACTTCTTGTGTTAAATGCAATAGTCAGAAGGGTAATGATCATCGTATTAAGCCAAAAAAGGCACCATTTCGTCCGAGCTACTATTTTCTAGTAGAGCAACGTAAGAAGATAGACATTGATTTGGCTCATCCGAGCTGGTCTACATATTTAGGTTTCAATAGCTAATCTGTGCACCAGGGTACGGAACCGCTCCATCAGTTCCGTACATTGAGAGGCATACAACACCATTTCCAATTAAATCAAATTGGCTCCATGTACCTGTTTTTATATTTGTAGTGATTATAACCATTACACTTTGTTTTTCTGTGTCTTGGAATTGACTTTCTTTCATTCCGACAAATATTGGTTTTTCTTGATATTTCTCCATTACCTCAATTATCATACCGTAATCAGAACAAATAAGATACGAAGAATAGGGGCTTAACTGCCCTTCGGCGATTGGAGTGGTAAAAATGAATAATATTAAAGCCGCTGCGAGAAGAATTTTCATATGAAATGATTAACTCGATATTTATCATTTCATATTAAGATATTAGAATCTATAAGATATACGACCTCTCGTTAAATCATACATCGACATTTCAATTTTTACCTTATCTCCTGCAAGGATTTGAATTTTGTTCTGCCGCATTCTACCAGAGATAACTGCTAAAATTCTATGCTCTTCTGAAATCTTTACCCTAAACATTGCGTTAGGTAATACTTCCTCAACTACACCTTCTGACTGTATTAACTCTTCTTTTAACTGTTGATCCTCATTAAAATTAATTTATATCTGTTAACTTACGAATTTCTCTAGCACACTCTATACCTGAAGCACCCCATTCGTAACCAAAAGGTTTAGAATCTAGCTGCTCACACAATTTAGCACACCGTTCTCGTTCTTCAGTTCTTACGGAAATAAGAATGTCAATAGCTTCCTTAACTGCATACAATGGACATTTTTCGCAAAGCATAGAACATTGTGCATCACAGAAATCAATTGCTTGGAGCCTTCTTATTACATCTCTCATGTTAAAGTCACTCGTGTCCTAGTGCTCTAATTATTCTGGCACCAGATTTCTTACATATTCTTGCACATACCCTTGCACATCTCTCCCGTTCATCTGCTCGAATCTTAGTTATAACTTTACTTACTTCATTTGAAATTGCGAAGGCAAGATCATGGTCCATAATTTTTTGTGAATTTTTTGGATCGCCCCAACCGCGCGCAACCGCTCCCATTATTTCTTCTTTAATATTCATCACTCATCCTCTTGTTTTTTTGGGTTGAACAAATCAATTGATCTCTCTGGACCGCATCCATCAAATAATGGTCGAATCTCTTTTGAAATATGCTTATAAAAAGCTCCCTGTGGTCTCATCTTTCGTTTCCTTGCACACCATAATAATCCACCAAAAGTAGTTTCTGCGCCAACGTCTTTATAGGCCCGGATAACTGATAAAATATCATCATAATTAATCTGTTCTCCGTCAGAGGTCCCCCACCAAAAGAAATCGTTGCACTTTACAAAAGCATAGATATTACCATTTTTATCTTCGTTCCAACATATATCATCATTAGCATCAAACTGAAGAATTATTTGTCTTATTATTGATTCTGTATAATTACTCATTTTATTTCAATCCTTGTATTTCAGCTATACACCTGCAAATGGCACGATTTACATCAACATCAAATATTGATATATTAGACCCATGAATTTCCCATTTTCCATCTATCGAGTTGATCGTTTGTTGTCCAATTAGGTTCAGTCCAAACTTTTTTACTAGGGTAAATGCCTGCTCATCATTCATAAGAGGATCATATGCTATAGGAATATCATGCCAAAGGTCATCGACCTTAATAACATAAATCGGTAACTTTTCTATCGAATCTGGTATAATACTATACCCCATGGCGTTCGCACATCGTTTAGTAATTTCAATATCATTCATTTGAATTCAACTCTTTAATTAATAAATTCTTAAGGTTTTCTGAGGATCCCCCTTTAACATAATAAAATTGTTCTTGTAAAGGTATCTTGACATCATTCATATTAAGTATATCATTGAATAATTTATTATATACCATAACATCCTTATTATCAACTTCTTTTGGTAAGAAAATACCGTGCCACGAAATAACCACATACCCTGGAAAGATTTCTGATACAGTAGGTATTTCTAAAAAACCCTTTATTCTATGAGGTGATGTCAATGCCAGCATCTTAATTTTTTCTGATTTTACAAGCGCATTAATAGTGGCAAGATTCCCCATACCTAAATTGATTCTGTTAGCAGCAATATCGATCAACATAGGGCCAGCAGATTTATAATTTATAATCGTCCCCTTGTTACCAATTAGATTAAATAATTTTTCATAACTAGCTAATCCAATAGCATTCAAACTACCGTACGTATATTGACCGTGAGATAATTGATTTAAATTTGATATTGGTGATGAATGGCTCGTAATAATTGCCGAATATATATTCACTGTTTCTATAACAGGAATAAAACTATTAATCGGATCATAAGAAACTGTGTCAAGTCTAAGTTTTAGGGCAAAAACTAAAGGACCGTTTGATCCCAAAAGCAAAGTATTTTTATCACCTTTTTTATTAGCAACATAATTTGTTCCGATTATTCCATCGGCGCCAGGCTTGTATTCTAAATTAATTTTAAATCCATATTTGGAAGCCGCATCTGAGAGTAATCTGGCTTCAAAATCTGTCGCGCCGCCAGGCGCATTAGGTACTACAAGAGTTGCGGCCTGCAAAATATTTGATATTAATAATAACAATATGAATATTAATTTATTCATTTATCTCACCTATTTTATGATACATGGTGTTCATACTTTTAATTCCATGATAAACACCATCTGATCCTATATTTAAGAATCTACTATCTATTAATTTAAATTGAGATTCGACAATATTATCCCAACGATCAAATGCTGATCTATATATTGGAATTGATCTACACCACTCTACTCGTTCTCCGTGTAATACTGATTCTGTAAATGTTGCCTGAAATCTATGAAGATCATAATCTGGTCTGCATATTTCTTTCACAATACGTATATACTGTTTCCATGTGGCTGAATTGTGGAGATTATCAAGAATATTTGTAGGATATATTCCATTTTTAAATGAGTCAAAGACTGCCCATGCTTGGGTTGTCGCTATTTCTGGCATTTCTGGCGTCCAATAGAAGTATTCAATGTTACTTCCATACACTGCCTTATTAATATTGAGTCTTAGATGTCTATCATCGAACGAGAGATAACAAACTGATCCAACTTTTCTAATACCTGGTTTATCTATACCTAATATGTATGCAGTTTCTAATCCCTTTTCTGATGCTATACGTTCTTTTTCTGTTCGAATACCAATAGATTTTATTTGAGGGAGGTTGATTAAAAAATTTTGATTTCTTGCGAACAATTCTGTTTCTGGAGTGTTTTCAATAAGAGACGTTGACCAATCTTGTATAGTAATAATGGTATTAGGTGATATTTTTTTAATTGATTTTAAATCTTCTTCAAGAAAAAAATCCCATTCACTTAATGTATTACCGGATGATATATCTTTCCGATTTGGGGTGTATGGATGAATGGCGTTGATTCCTTTAGTTGCTCGAAGCGGCCAATTAACCACTATTTCATCCAAAAATATTTCATTCTTTAAAAATGTATTCAGTATAGTCCAACTATCTGATCCACCACTATAGCTCAATACGAGATAATCATATTTGTCACGTAATCTTAGGGCATTATTTCGAAATAGGAGTCGTAAATCTAAAAGACTACTTGGCCTTATTCTAAATGCTTTCATCCATACATGATCAAAGTATCTCCACCACACTTCATTTTTGGTATTCGTGGCTTCAATACATGCAAGTATTTTATTAACAAAATATTTAGAGCCTACTTCGTAAAAACCCCCACAAAAATTATCTACCCGGTAAATCATTTATTTAGATGTTTCTTTTTTAAATTTAAGACGCTTCTTCGGAGTAAATTTTAAAATAATATCGTCTTTTTGGAGAGGTAGTGTGATACGCCAAGAATTATCATTTATAATAATTTTATCCCATCCATTACCTCGCATATTAGAAAGTAGCATCCTTTCTTTTGGATCATTTCTCAACGCCACCATCTCTATGGTTTCAACTTTTCCTCCGAGATAATACATTGGACTAGTTTTAATTACTTTACTATCTAAATCTTTTGGACCACGTGATCTAGTATTAAATTGAAATCCGTATGGTGTTGCTCCATATCTTTCTATAATATTATTCACCATACGTTTGGCTAACGCAACATCCCAGGACTTGATTGACTTTTCTGTCAATTCGGAAAAAAATGTACCTGGACTAAAAAATGTAACAAAGTGTTTTTCTACTTTTTTCATTTATATCTTCTAAAGTTTTTCGCCTACCGAGAACCCCCTAAATCGAATAAGACGGGGGAAACGGAGACTCCAGACGTCATCGCTATCTTGATTTTTTGTAAATCCATCGCCACGAACTTCAACTACTTGTTTAAGTAGTTTATCTTTATTAATCCAATATTCATCTCGCTGATCATCTGAGATTCCAGAACCCACATTCGTCTTAATTTTTTTACCATCATCTATTCCTTCACATACTAAGGCACCTAATTTACCCTCATTCTTACTTCCTTTCGTGCCTTCTTCTACCCCTACTATAGTAAGGCTAACTTCAATAAATGGTTTTTGTTTGAGCCAATGACTGCTACGCTTACATTCATATTTGGCATCAACATCTTTAATCATAATTCCTTCAAAGCCTTTTTCCACCATTTCTTTATTATAGGTTTTAAATTTAAGATCACCTGCGAAATCATCCAAATCTACTTCAATTTGAGGAATAATGTCAATACCTACAATTCTATCAAACAAATTAATTTGAGAGTGAAGGAGTGCAGAGCGACGTTTTTGACCTAATATAGACTTTCCGGATTTGAATTCTGACAAAGGAAGAATATCAAACAACATTAGTCTGGCATCATCTGCGTTTACATTTGTTTTACGATTGACCTGTGTCATAAGTGCTTGAAATTTAGAACTAACCATTTCTCCATCTAATACCATACTTCGACCAAAATCATCAATATGATGCTGTAAGGAATTTGTAATATGGCTAAAGTTTTTTAGTATTCTACCATTCCTACTGTATTGGGTAACCGTGCGATTGCTCATATCGATCACTGTAATCACCCGTATTCCATCTAACTTAGGCTCGAGCAATTTTTTACCGATAAGTTTCTTTTCGTGTTTAGTTCCATCCTTAGCCAACATACAGGTAAACACAGGAATCGGAGAGATGTTTTTAACTTTTTTAAGAACTTTGTTCACGGTTTTTTCACTTACTCCACAACGTAAATCTTTAATTAGTATACGGCGATACCAATCATTCCATTGTTTCTGTGTGCTGGCCGAAAGGGCCAATTCTATGGCATCACGGGCATCGTGTCCTGTAAGTTTTCGAGTATATAATAGGTCTGAAAGTTCTTTAAATGCAGCCCACGGCAATCCTTGACCATCCGGGCCACTGTGCGTAGGTACCTGCTTAACACCAAATGGTATAAGTTTATCTAAAGCCAAACGAATCCCATTAAACAGCTCTTGATTATCTGCTGCCGCTTCCCGTGCTAAAATTTTTTCTTTTGCTAACCGACTATTGTTTGCTTCAAGTTCTTGAATAATTTTATACACAATATGAACCTTTCAATAATTATCAATAACACTATTATACTAGATAATACCAAAATTTGCAACTACTATTTTACCATTAAAGAGAAATGGCGTGTATGCTAATTGATTGTTTAGAAGCATTAATTATATTAACTTTATCATTCACTAAAGTAGCATAGGTCAATGTGCAAGTGCTTACTAACTTACCCTTATCGTTTAGCCAATGTAAAAAGACTTTAACGTCTGGTGGGGGAATTAATACAGTACCATTCCTTGCATCAAATGATATTTCTTGTTTGCTATCTAGTTTAATGTAATGATTTTGTAATGCTCTATACTTCATATCGCAAAAGAACTTCCGCAACCACATTGGCCAGTGGAATTTGGATTTGTAATAATAAATTCACCACCACCGATATTCTTCTTAAAATCAATTGTAGATCCTTGAACATATTGCGCACTAATAGCATCTACTAATACATGAATACCATTTTTTTCAACGTCAAAATCATCATCGGCCTGTTGATCATCTAACGTAAAATCGTATCTCAATCCAGAGCAACCACCCCCCTGCACTGCCATTCTCAACTTGGTATCAGGGATATTTTCTTCTAATAAAACTTCTTTAATTTTTCTGGCCGCTGCGTCTGTGATATCAATCATTTTATTTTTTGAAAAGTCCCATAAGTTTAGCCTGTAATACTTTAGCAAATTCTGGTTGTGGGAAATTCCACCCTATTAATGCTCCTACAGCAAACCAAAATAATACTTCTAACATATAATTTTCCTTTAAGTTATTGTGGTTCTACCGGCCATTGCACAAGATCAGGTGATGTATAAATTGTTGGTATATTTCTTAGTAAATTACGATATACTGCCCATTCTTGCTTTTTTGCATCAGTTAATGGTGAATCAGATAGTTGTGTCCAATCACTGTTAAACATCCGCATATTTCTTAAAGCTCTAATTTTCTCCCATTTTGATTCCGTAGTTTCAACCACTGGTTTAGGAGCCGCTGACCGAACAACTTCTGCTTGAGCTTTGAGCGAGTCTGCGTTTGGTATACCGCGTTTAATTTTATTCATTTTATCAACATGCCAAGATGGGAAAAAATTAATGACATAATTGTTTAACGCTATACCTTCTAGGTACTTACCAGTATTATCTAACGGAACGGCTATTGGAATTGGGGGTGCATTTTCATATCCCTCAAACACCACACCTATTTGTCCTGTATCTTCATCGAACCATTTAATTGTAAAATTCATATTTTATATCCTTTATTAACCGGTCAAAATTCCTAATATTGTTCCAGTACTGAGCCATGTAACATTGCTATTACCTTGTACAGCAGCGCCTGGTGCGCCTCCTAATCCCCCTCCACCTACAACTGCACCCGTTCCATTACCGCCAGGCGCTCCTGCAGTTCCAAAACCACCAATACCACCAGTACCACCAACTTCGCCAAGATCACCAGCCAGTCCAGCACCTCCAGCACCTCCAGAAAGTGATTGAGCAGCAACACCATTATTTGCTGAACCCGTTTGACCAAATTGATTAACGCTAACTCCGCCTACACCTCCCGGTCCAAATGTTGCACCTCCGCCTCCGCCTCCACCTGGCCCATATGTATGAATACCAAGCATTGATCCGCCACCACCTCCACCACCACCACCGCCACCAGCAGCAATAAGATTGTTATTACTAATTGATATAGGTACCTGAATATTCATTGCAGTATATCCATTAGATCCATTGGATCCTGGAGCAGCATATGGGGGATTCTGTGATGTATTACCCCCGGGGGGGCGCGGCGGCC